ACAATACTCCTTCAAGAACCTCTCGTGCACAAGATCAAAAAAACAATTCTTGTTTAGGTCAACCTTGGCAGCAGCAAAAGCCTTCAGAAAAGCCTTAAGCCTATCGTTGATAGATGACCAAGCCTCTTCAAGGTGTCGAGGGCATACCTCATCAAGCGGCTTCTGCGCATACAGAAACGCATACTCAATATTATCTCGATTTTCGAGAAACTGAGAGTAGTTCCATGTGGAGGTTAGGTTGTCTGGTAGAGAGTCAAAGTGAAGCTCTCCATCAACAAACACACCTACACACTCTGACTTATTGTCTAGTGTTTGAAAAATCATTAATATGTTGGCTTAGTTTTAATTCCAGTTTCAGAGAAGTTTAATTTCTCAACTATTTTAGCAAAAGAGCCGGGATAATTATCAAAACCTACAATTGTTAAGTTTACATAATTTTGCATGGCGGTGGTGCCTTCAACCGATTGAATCTCCTTAGCATTGCGCTTTATTTCTTTCAATCTGGCCAAACTACCTGGTTTGCTTTGCTCACTGTACCTAATCTCAACATACATGTCAACCCAATTTTTGTCAGGGTATTTTCTATCAAATTGTCGCACCGAAATTGGCACTCTACACTCCCCAGCTCTTATACCAAACCCATCAACTATTGTATTTCTAGGGCTTTGGGCTATAAATTTACTATAAGTTGTAAATGAAAGTCTTTGTAGATTTTGTATGTCTCTTTGGTACGTAGACAGAAAACATCCAGATAAAATTGCAGTTTCATCGGGTATTCCATAGTTTGCAGAGTACCTTTGCATTGAGGGGCTTGCTATGTCGGCAACTAATATCCAAGGTACATTTTTATTAATGGAAAATCCATGTTTTTCTGCAGCTAGTTTAAAAAATGGAAAGTTTGGACTGTTTATGAACTCCTCTTTAATTGAGTCATCAGATGCGTCTAGGTTGGAGACATGAATTGCTAACCCAGTGTTGGCTAGGCCACAAAACCCACTAGTAATAAAAGAATTTAAGGTTATAGGAAGAGAATTGCTTATTTCTAATATAAAAGAAGAAAATAAACTAATAAAAGAAGAAAAATCATTTATTTGTTCCCTTCTTTCTTTTGTTAAAAACTTATTTATAAACAGATTGCTAAGTTTATCGTTATAAGTTTTATAATTTTTATATGGATCAACAAAACCTACATATGCTTTCAAATTTGAAAGATATGGATCATCTGCGCCTATTTTACCCGAAAATGAGGCCTTATTCATCTCTGTTACTAGTGCCTCAAAAGCATCAGCTACAAAGTTAACCACTTTTACTTGCCTTCTTTGCTTGACTCTAGAGTTTACAATTTTTAGTGTAGCCGGATTGAGTATAATTGGCCTATGATCTTTGTTTATCCTGCCGTACATTGATCTTTCCGCAAAATTAAAATCTTTTATGGTCAGATTATTATTCAATCCGCCGATAACTGTACTTCTAAACGCTCGTTTTGAGTAGTTTAGTCTTTCAAAAAACTGTTTTCTTATGTCTTGTCCGTTTTTTCCTTCAAATTTTGCCATTTATACGCACCCCATGCTTAGTTATCGCAATCCTCTTATCATTGAACTTATTTCTCTACGAGTAACACTACAAGACTCACCAGGGACACCCACTTCTGCAACAGTGTCCCCCAAATCAGCCACCGAGGCACCGGAAGACTCCCAAATAGCTGTAATATTTGTATAATATTGACCACTCTCTATAAAAGAATGAACTTTTGTTATCACATGGTAGCCGCCTATCCCTAAAACACTGGATGCAGAACCGGCCGTTGTTGGGCTACCAAAATTCGGTGACAGTCCAATTGGATTTATGTAGATTTTCATACCAGGATAGAACATTGTTGTCCCATAGCATTCTATGGTTGCATTGTAAACGTTTGCCAAGACAGACAAGCCAGTTAGTTGACCTAAGAATTCACTTTCCAGTCTTGATTCCCTTATAAATGGAATATCACTCTTTGAGAACTTAATTCTTCTAACAATCCCAGAAGATCTTCCTATGCCAAAATGGTAAATTCCTCTAATCTTATCATTATCAATATTTCCATCTAAGTCCTCCACAGCCCCCGCATTAATCGCATACAAAAGCATGTAATCGTAAATTTGTTGCTGTGGTTGGGGAGGCCTAAGAACCGGTCTTTGTGAGGGATCAATTTCATCCAAATCCACTCTTGAAAAAGATGCTTGCCTTTCTAATTCTTGGGCATCAGTCGTCGGAGATAATTGAGTTATGTCGCGCTCGGGAGCATTTCTAAGTGACAGAAGTCGCTCTTGGCCGTCACGTCCTGAGCTACCTGCTGTAAAGAAGTTTGTTCTTAGTTGAAGGTTTTGTCTTGCGACATTTCTTTCTCCGCCTTGTTGTCTCATCGCATTAGCTATCAAGTCACTTGAGACTTCTCTTATGAAGGACAGAACTGGATATATTGTTCTTTCTTGTGCAACTACTTTAGTCAAGAACCAGTCAATAAAATAAGGCACCGATATTGGAATGTCTGCAATATTTATATCGTAGATAAGCTCTTCTACATAACTTTCTGGGTCATCCTCCGCACGTCTGTTTACTTTGTATGAAATGGGGCCAAGAATAATTCTTGTGTTTTCTTCTAACTTGCTTAACTCGCCATAAGCCTCTTCAGTTGGGCCAACAGTGGTATGAACGACATCTAGAGCTGTTTCAAGTAAATCTCCAAAGTACATAAATTGCAAATAATAACTATCATCATCTGTATTATATGATAGACCCTTTAAAGACTCAAGCACAGCTGCTGAGCCAGATAAATTAGAGCCTTCTAAATTGGTATTGATTCTTGCTTCAATCTCCTCGGTTGTGGGCCCCTCATTAACATTTGAGTTTGCCAAAACGTCAAATTGCTGCAGGCTTCCTCTTAGCCCAAGCTCTTGCAGTAAGGATTGGGCTGCCGATGCCCTACTCCCAGCTAAATATGTATCAAGAAGATTAGGATCTATCTTCGTGTAGAAAACTTTGTCACCCTCATACAAGTTGTTTAGAATACGGTTCCAGCTCTCGACATTTTGTCTTCTAACTTTTTTCTTGTACTCTTCTTGCAAATCTGCAATATAAATATCAGGGCAATTTCCACTTTGAGCATCAGTTAACACCTTTAAAGCTCGCAATCTATCTGCTCTTCGCTCTGGCGTGGAAAGTATATCTGATCCGGGTCCCAGATACTTACCCTCTTGCCATGCTAGATATTCGATTGTTAAAGTTACATTACCCTCATCATTTATGTCTATATCGTGATCAAAGGCAGCTAAGTGTAGCTTCATGGTTGAAGCATTAATCGCTTCTTTAGTAGCATCCGACAAGAATGTGCTTTGTTCTCCACTTCCATCTGGCAAGTGCCACCCAACCTCTGCTTCAATTTTATAGTAATCTGGATTCCACACAAAGTTTTTATCAGGATGAGCCATGCCGATATTTACTAGATCAACGTATCTAAATTGAAGTGGCGACTTTTTTCTGAGCGGGTCATACTCTTCACCATTATCTGCGTACCTTGGAACGGGCGCATTTCGTTCTTTAATAAATTCATCCATACTTTGAAAGAATATTTCTAGTCTTGCAAAAATATCTCGACGTGCTGCAAATGGGTCTCTACCCTCAAGTCTCCATTGAAATCTCTTGATACCAACACCTTGTCCACGATCAAAAGTATTATTAAGCATGTCAGTTATTTCTTGTTGTTCAATAAATGCTCTAAATGGTATTTCATGTTTAATTTCTCTGCCTCTGAGATAATCACTGGTTGGTAGATAACTTGACTTAAACAGTCTTATTTTTGGGACCAACCCAGACAACTCAGATGTTTTTATATCCTCTAGGCTCTCTAGTGATGGGTTGTACATTAACTTATTAACAATTGTATCAGTAGGCCCATGAACCATTATAAAATGAGGATCTCCACCGTCAGTAAGATATTTCTCATTTCTTATTTGATTTTGTTTTGCATATATATCTAAGAAATCTAGCAAAAATGTTTGCTCTGCAAGTCTTCTTTGTTGAGCTAACTCAGCCTCAGTAAGGTCTGATTCATCAGCAGGAGCACCAGCTTCAACTAGTTCCTCAAGGGCCTCTTCAACAAATCCCTCAAGGGCTGCCTCAGCGGCTGCTGCGGAGGCTATCAAATCGTCTTGACTGCGAGACGAATATCTGTTAGCTTCTTCTGCTAACAGTCGTGCCGTCTCTTCCTGGACTCTCCTAGCTTCAATTGAGGCAACCAGATACTGGTGAACGCGAGCATCTTTAAATATTTGTGCTAATTGTGGGCCAACCAAATCAACACCATAAATTGGATGCGAATCAACTAAGCCTGCATCTTCAAGTGTGGCAGTTTGAGATTGGAGCGCATAGTGGACCCAAACATAATGATTATAAAAAAGATCTCTAGCATCTAGGGCCTGTTTTAAAAGTTCTTGAGCATCACGCCCGGCTAAAGAGCCTACCCTGGTGCTGTTTGGTAGAAGGGCATCGAGTTCGGAATCAATGCCCTGACGTGAGCGGACGGCCCGCCCCACAACAAGGTCTCGTAGGCCCTCAACTGAAACAGCTACGTCCTCCGGAAGATTTGGGTCTACTGATGCTGCTTCAACTAAGGATTCAAAGCTAGTCTGCGCTTTTTCAACTAGGCCATCTCTAGATGCAACACCTGCCTCAACATTATTGTACAAACCTCTTAATTCATCAGAGCCTTCTGCAGTTAGAGGGGTCGGGTCGCCTGGAAGCCCTATTGCATTGTTTCCAATGAAGTCTAAGTTAGGATCTTGCCTTAGTGTATAATATGTGACACCGTTTATAGCTATGTTTCGAAAATCAAACTGCCCTGAATTATCTGCTTGATTTATATCGTTTGCATAAAGAGGTGCATTTTCAAAACCACCAAGCCTGGATGATGGGGATGTTAGCCAAACTGGATATTCCTGTTTTCTGACCGCATCGCTAAACCAGTTATTCGTGTCGTTTATTAGGTCTGTTCTCTGCTCTTCTAAAAGAGAAATAGTTTCTTCAAGTCTTGACTCTATGCTTGAGAGGGTGTATATGTGACTAAATCCAGCATCTAATATTGCTTGATCACTTTCAGATCTAGCTGGAGCCTCGTGAAGACCCCCAGTGGTTCTTTGAGCTTCTTGGAGGGCGGCTAACTCTTCATTTACATTGACTCTATCGTCTAAAGGCATTTATAGATACCTCAACATTCCCACCACTCTGTCTAAAGGCAATGGAATGCGGATCGTGTCCCCAGTCCTACAGTGGCCCTCCGTAGGCCTCAAATTATACCAAGCTATGATCCACCAAAGGGTAGGATCTCCATAGTATCTGTGTGCTAGTTTATAAAATCTATCACCTATCTTCCAAATATGGTTTATATTTTGTAGAGACGCTCGCTCTCTAACTGTTGGGTGGCGAAGCTTTCCACTTCTAAATTGCTTAATATATTTTACTTTTCTTTCATTAAAGAATTCATCGTAAAATTCAGAATTGTTTGTAAATGGTATTTCATTTGCATATCTAGACATAATCGTTACCGCCTATTTGTGGGGCCTCCCCTGTTTCTTAAAAATGTTTGGTATTGTTCGCGGCTTAATCCAAGACGCGCCGCCGCTCTTGCACCGCTAGATGCAGAATCGGCCACCTGTTGTCCGGAATCATATTCTCTCATAAACTCTTCTTCATCTTCTCTTGTAAACCCATCAAATTGTAGGCCTTGAGCTTCGCCAAATACCCTCGTTGCCTCTTCGGTTGCACCTTCAGCCTCGGTTGCCTCCATAGAGGCCACTGCGGCGTCTGGACTTAAGTTTTGCCCTGCATTGGCAGCTGCCGCAATATTGCTTGTTGGAGTGTTTGCTGCCCCTGGTACATCGGCTTGTCCAAATGGGAAATTCTGCAGTTCTGCCGAATTAAAGCCAGTATTCGGCCCCCATCCAAGATCGTGCTCGTGAAGGGCTGTAAAGTCACAACTAATTGTAATAACCTTTGGATAGATACGTCCGACACCCTCATCAAAGAACCCTGACGAATCGTCAAAAGATGGGTTTATAGATATTGCGTTCACCGCTGCCAATAGTCCAGATACCCTGGCCCCAGGGTCAGGGCCCCCTAGAGAGTTTTTGATTAAATTTGCAAACCTTATTTTCATTAAAGGGGGCTTTGAAAGAGTTCCTGCAGTCCTACCAGAATACCCAGGATACATAAATTGTGCGAGCCTATTGCATCTTCCCAGGTTTGTCTTAGCCTCTTGTAAAGAAGAAGCCGGAACAGACCAGCTAACCGAAATTCTTCTGGCTGTGTGTTTAAAGGTGGCTATAGGGTCATTACGTCCAAAAACATGCTCCAGGTTGTATTCAGAGGAGAAAGTTTCACTGTAGTTTGTTATAAACGCCTTAAAGTTAACTTCGGCATTACTTGCTAAATGAAAAAAGCTTAAATATAAAGCTCTTTGGTTAGCATATGCGTCAGAAGCATCGCCGTCTCTGAATATCTGTTGCGCCATAATAGTATATAATCCAGAATCTAAAAAATTATGTGTAACCGTTACCGTGGTCGTCAATTATCTTAATTACAGAGGGCTTAAGCTCTCTGGCAAACCCGTCGACCCTTAAAACAAATGTTGGATTCCCGCCCATTCTACCAGCCCCCATGCCCTTAATTGCATTCTTTATTTCTTTTAATTCTCTAGCCAAGATACCACCTTCTTGTGCAGCAACAACGGTGTCATTTGAAGATGGTTGGAATACTTGCCCACCTGACACTATCTGAGTTGCCCCACCAGGCATTGACGTGTCACCAACCGGCGTTACGTTAGCTCGAATTGGGGCTGTAACATTAAGCAGGCCCTGTATTAGACCAGCAAACATGTCCACAAGTGGACTCACAGCGACAGCTAATTGCATGAAGATGAATTTCATTTTATCCACTGTTGCAGTTGCCCTCTTCGCCATATCTTCCATCTCTGCCATTGAGAAGCTGGTGTCACCTATTCTCATGGCAACATCTGCCTGTGTGTCTCCTAGAATAGCTGCAGCTTGTGCAACATCTCTAATTCCTATGGCATTTGCAATGTATAGCTTTTCATATCTCTCTAGGTTCTGGAATTCTAGCCCAGATAGGCGTAACCCCTCTTTAATCATCCTTTGTCTCTCGGCAGTATCAGCCATCAAAAGCTCCATGCCACTAAACACGTCTGATCTCAAAGCTTGATTCAACCTTCCGGCTGCCGTGACTGCACCTTCAAAAGTGTTAAATTGATCTCCAAATATACTTGTCAGGTCTGACACAGAAACGCCAGACTCGCGGGCTGCAACGCTAAGTTCCTCAAAGATTTGCACTGCTCGATCACCAAACTGTGCCAAGTGAGGAAGCGCTTGGGCAAAGTCACGAGCAATAACCGCAGGGGGTATCTTTAGCGCCTGCCCTAGTCCAATAATCTGCCTTTGTGTTGCCGCAGCCTCAGCTGCAGATTGGCCGAATGACATTGTTAGAGTATTCATTATGGATGCTGTTGTTCCAGCATCAACACCAAGTTTTTGCAATTGCGCGGCCTGCAAGGTTACGCTTTCTCTAACTCTGTCAGTTAGAAATCCAAATTGAGCAAATTGAGTTCTAAGTTCCACCTGGGCTTTAGACATTTGGTCAAAAGAAATTGCTAAGTCAAGATTACTAAGAGTGAGTCTCTCCGCCATACGCATACTATCTGATGCGTCCGCCGTTACGCCAACAAACCCGGCCCTTACTTTATCAACCTCTAGAACAGTCTCTGCTGTTTTGTTGGCAATAGCTGTTACTAACGCGACACTTGCTGTGGCAACAAAGTTAAACTTAGACATAAACTCTCTTGCTTGATTTAATGATGCCGAAAACGCTTTAGATTTATCGTTCGCTGATAGTATGTTTTCTGCGAGCTTGCCCGCCCCTGTGTTAACGAGGCCAAGTTTTGAAGCGATGCTTCCCATGACATCTTGAGTTGAGCTTTGAATATCTAAAATTTGTTGTTGCAAGCGCACAAAATCTTCATACGACTTTATACTATTTTCAAGTTCTTGTCTCGCCTTCTCTCTTTCTTCACCCTCTTTTTCTGCTAACGCTAGCTTTACTCTGGCTAAGTTTACTTCCTCTTTTTTTATATCAAGTTCTCTTTGAGTTGCTACACCAAATTCTTTACGACTCTCTGCTAGCTTTCTCTCGATTTCAAGCTGCTCCTTGGACGCTTCAAGGGCTAGTTGTTGTCTTCTTAGTTGTTCTTGGGTGGACATAATACTTACTACAGGCAAAGTTGCCCATAATTCCCTTAGTGCTTTAAGTAATTAGTTTTAAATAAAAATAAAGCCAGAACACATGTTCTGGCTTAATAATCAGGCAAATTGGATGGTATCTTGTGAGTCTTCTTGTTACCTGAAGCGTTTTCTCTCGCTTCTTTTTCATCTTCTAGTTGTTTTAAAAGCCTTTTAGTAAACCACTCTCTTAGCCCAACTGGTAAGTTGTAAGATTGTTGAAAATCCCACTTTCCATGATACATTAAGAAGAAGAACTGTTCGTAAACGTTCTCCATGTACTTATTTGTTAGGCCAAAAAAAGTCCGTTGTAAACGGAACCTCCATCTCTTGCTCATAGCCACATTCTGAGCAACTATAGTCTTGTGTTAAATCTATGTTTGGTGTTACTGCTTTAATAGCGTTTCTAATGTGACGTGAATCAAACGCTGGCATTAACTCAACAAACTGATTAATAATCGATTTATCTGTGTCACCATTGAGAGCAACAATGCATCTAGACAGTTGAGTTGTTAGGTTACTTTCAAGTGCGGACGCTTTCTTTCTTCTAGCATTATCTTTAGAGATGAATGTTTCATCTTGTCCTGTTAGAAGGCGAAATTCTGCTTGAACCTTTGTCATCGGAAGTGTGGTTGTAAAGGTACCTTCTCCCGTTTCATCTACCTCTAAATCCCCTGTGTCTTCTCCACTATAAATTGTGCTATCATTTAAATTAAAGGAAAATAGGCCCTTATTGCCACACGATGGGCAAGTTGTGCTTGTCTCGTAATCTGGGCCGTATCCCGTAATCCTTGCAGCAACAAGAATTGCATTGCGATCACCAATTAGCAGAGTGCTAGGGTTGATTGTCCTGTCAATCAAGACCCCCTGAAGAAACTTCTCCAAAGCCATACCTTTTCGAAGGAGTGTTTGGCTGGTAAGTATGTCTTCGTCTCTTGCGGTCATAAAACGAATTTCAACCGTCTCTTGTCCATGTAAAGGGTGAGACTCATCGTAAAATCTGCCGCCGCTTGGAAGCTCAACAAATTCAGTGGGGGTAACAAAATCTAAAACTGATTTTTTGACAGGAGGGGCTTTCGCCGCCTCCGTCTTCTGCGTTCTGGACGTTTTAGTGCGTCCTGTATTGTTTCTTGCCAATTTATACCTCGTACTTTACATGGCATTATAACTTGTTAAATTAAATATTTTAAATAGAAGAGGGATTATCAGGCGTAAAAAGTCTTCTTAGAACTTGTGATCCAGGGGCCTGTGGTCGACCGTCTGGGATAACGTAAGAGGCCCAGTCGTAACGGATTTCTAGATCCACCGTAGCCAACTCTTCGCCGCTGTAGTCATAATTATTAAATGAAACTCCAACAATAAATGGGTTGTTTAGTCTCCACTCTTCAAGGAAGTTTCCATCCTCGTCTAGAGCACGGAACACAATCTCTCCTAATTCGGCGTTTGCGTTACCTTTGCCGATAGTAGAGAGAGATTCGTTACCTGACGTACCATCTAGGTTGGAAGGCACGTTGTATCCGCTTCTTCTTAGGATAGAGAGAATATTACCTGTTGCATCTGGACTCACTGGATCAACCAAGGAAACTGTAACTGTGTTCCATTCCACCTTGCCAGGATAGTAGAAGGTGTGATTCAGGAACTTGTGTTGTGATTGCGTCACAGTAAAGGCAGGCTTTGTCACACTGCGAGCATAGAACTGGGCGTTTTCGGCCATACCAGGTATACTCACTAAAAATCTAAATTGCCTTTTAGGCTCAATTTGTCCAGAACTCCAGAATGGCATCTCTTATTTTCTCCTTACAAGTTTAAGTAGTATTAACTATCTTTTTTCCTTAATCATCAAATGAAGCGCCAGTTCTCGTAATAATGAAGTCTAGTGCAATGAATTCAATAGCACGGGCTGGCTTGATATAGATCTTTGCGTATAGAATGTTTCTATCAATTAGATCTTCCGTTGTTGTAGTGTTGTCAAGGACAACTCTGAAGTCTGTGAGACCAAATCTTGCCTTAACGTCGTTTAAGAAGGGGTTAACTGCTGATGTAAAGCGGTCCCATGTAGCTTGAACATTGGGATCAAACAAGATACCATTAGCAATTCTGGAAACCTCCTTCTTAAGGAAGATAAGCAATCTACGAACATTGATTCTATCAAGCGCTGAGCGTTGGACCTGCAAGGTCTTTTGTCCGAAGATTACGATGCCCTCGCTCGGGAACGAAGCGATTGGGTTAATGTTTACCGCATAAAGGTTATCACGGTCCTTGGATGTTAGTCTTAGCTTAACATTTGTAACCGGGATACCAGCGGCACCGTTAGATAGCCCACCTCTTACGAAGCCAGCAGGGGCAAACCAAAGTTCTGTTCTGGCCTGAGAACTTCCAAAGGTTCCGAGCGCAGGAACAGAGGGAGGCACGTTAACAAGCCTTCCTGTACCTGTGTCTCTTATTTGTACAAATGGGAAGAAGCAGCAACCATAGCTGGAATTTATGC